ACCAAGACACCCTGGTCAGAGATTAGGATAGGTTATTTAAGCGTGTACTCGCGTGCGCGGGTGCGTGTGGAATACGTTGTTGGTTACGGGGCTACGAATTGCCCGCCGCTGCCCTTCCCGCTGAAGATGACAATGTTCAAAGAGATATTAAACCAGTACGATAACCGTGAGGATATTTCACCCGACGGGTTATCAGGTACGTTAAGTACCAACAGCAGACTAATGGCACACCCTTATAAAAGATCATTATGGTTCGCACCGGAAGCATGAAAGAAGAGATAACCATTCAGTCTAGCACGGCAACAGCTGACGGGCAGGGTGGTCATACTATTTTGTGGGCTGACGTAGCAACCGAGTGGGCGAAGGTAACGGAGTTAAGCTATGATAGGATCTTATTGGACGGTGGCATTAAGTTCAATAAAGCGTGTCAGTTTGAGATGCGTGAGCGTGGTGACACTTATACGATGGGAGGCCTTTACCGGATATGGTGGGGAGGCAGAGTATATACCGTTTATTCTGTTGTGACAAATGACAGCCGGACAACGATGAGTGCATATTGCGTTGACCTATGATAAAAGCAGTAATAGCAGACAGCGAGGTTAAGCGGTTCAGGAAATGGACTGAGACACTATCAAAAGAGAATTTAAAGAAGTGTCAGCGTACTGTTATTAAGGCTACTGAGATGATGGTTGACCAAAGTAAACATAAAGCTCCGGTAGGTAAACAGATAGGATCAGGATCAGGGATATTACGGGGGTCAATTCAACCGAAGTATTCCGCTGACAGACTTGGTTCGTCTGTTACTGTCCACGCTAATTATGGCATATATGTAGAGATGGGCACACGCCCACATCTCATAATGCCTAAGAACGCAAAGGTACTCGCATGGCAGACACGGACAACGGTAGGTAAGAGTGGTAAGACATTAAAGCGTTCCCGTCCCGGACCGATGACATTTGCAAGTCATGTGCATCATCCAGGCACACAGGCGCAGCCGTTCTTTTACCCGGTATTTGAGCGTGTGCAGAAGGCACTTATTAAGGACTTAAATAGAATGGGATTTAAATGAAAGATCCGTCAGACGATATAAGAGATTGGCTATACACGCTGCTTCACGGGCACGTCACCTATGGCGTAGTTAGTGTGCCGACATATTCATTCCCTACCGTCGATGCAACTTATCCGTATATTATATTGGGTGAGCAGTCAGGCGAAGGTGAAGAAGGTGCAAAGGATCGGTGGTTATGGGATGTAACGACACAGATAACCGTTTACACACAACACATAAACAGTGACGCATCGTATGTTCCGGCGAATACAATAATGAGTAGTATATGGCAGCTCATCAGAACATCTACGACAACAGACAGCTATGGAACAGATGAAAGCCCTACGGCACTGGCAAACTTTAATCTTATCCGGGTGCGTGTGGGGTCGTTTAATACGGAGCGAACAATGATTGACAATGGAGTAATTATAAGTAAACAAGTTAGTATTAATATTTTAGTGGAGGAGAATTAAAATGGCAGTAATTAATGGAACATCAATGTTGTTACTCTTGGGTGACATTGGTAATGCAACAGCTATCGGTTGTACCAAGAGTGCTACGCTGAACATCAACGTAGATACACCGGACGCATCGTGCAAATCGAGCAACGGCTGGAGCGATAGTATTTTAGGACAGGCATCGTGGGATGTGTCTTTTGACGGGTTATACGATCCTGACGGGGTTAATAACTTCAATGCGTTGTATGACAACGTGTATGCAAAGGACGACACGCTCATCATGGAGTTGGCAGAGATTGACGGAACGGGCGGAGGTACTGTGTACCGGGGCAACGTGCTTATCTCATCTTTGTCGCTTGTCGCTGATATGGAGACACCCGTAACATATTCGGGTACGTTCAAAGGTCAGGGCAGACTGTATCGTTCAACCGTAGCAAGCTCGTAATCAAAACAAAATCCCATGAATGATTACAATGGTTACGGAGAGATAAAGTTAGGCGAGACAACCCTGCCTTTCAAGTTTGGCACTAACGCATACAGGTTGCTATGTCAGCACCGGAACATTGATCTTGACAAGGTCGGTAATGTGTTTCGTGATCCTTTCGGTATTTATGAGCTTGCTTATTTTGCTCATATAACAGCACTGAGGATGCGCAACGAAACAACAGAGTTGAACCTTGACGCTTTCATTGAGTTGGTAGGTGACGAGAAGGGTGTGCGTGAAGAGTTTGAAAAGCTGATTGAGACATCAAAGACATGGGGTTATACCATGACGGAGCTGATTGATAAAGGAAAAAAAAAGACCTGACAACGTGGCATGATGTCCTGGAGTTTTGTATTGGTGAGGTAGGTTTGAGGCCGGAGGAGTTCTGGCGGATGACGTTTCGTGAGGTAGAGGCAGCGTGTAAGGGTTATGAGATTAGGTTAGCGCGAAGCCGGGAGCTGGATAGGTTCATTGCAAGTATCCTCATCAATGCGAACAGGAAGAAGGGGGCGAAGGTTGTAAAACCTGATGACATCATGCCACTTATTACAGACGGCAAGCGCAAGGTAGAGCTAATGTCAAAGAGCGAGTACGAAAAGACAAAGGAATTGTTCAGTAGGGTACAATGGCAGAAGAAAAATTAAGAGTAACAATACTTGTTGACCGCAAGGACTTTGAACGGGGTCTTAAGGACGCATCTAAAAGCACAGAGAAGTTTCAAAAGACTGTCAATGGTGCGTCGTCAGGGCTTGGTCGTTTCTTTGCCGCTGCCGGAGGAATGACTGCCATATTCAATACCTTGCGTGCGGGGTTTAAGGCTACGGGCGAGGGTGCAGATACTCTTACCCGTATTACCGACGGACTGCGTGCGGGCATAGGTGAGCTTGGCAGGGCTATCATTGAACTTGATTTTAAGAACTTTGCCGAGGGACTTGTCAACTCTGTTACGGCTGCGACTGATCTCGCTGTTGCGCTCGACCAGGTTAACCAGCGTATGCGTGATCTTCAGGTCATCAAGTCCGCGATGCACTCGCGGGTTTCGACACTGAGGTTAAAACGTGCCGAGGGTACAATATCAGGGACGGAGACTGCCGAGCTGGAGAATATTTCGAAGCAGTTGCTTGGTATTGAGACGGACATCTATGCCGAGGGTATAAAGTCCATGCAGGATTATATCGCTTCGCGCACGGGGCTGAATGCTATATTATTCGATAGGCTTCAACAGGGTGTAGAGGAACGGGCTAAGTTAAGTAAGGCGGAACTTGATAATATTTCGAGCATAGGGGATAAGTTTCAACAGGTATCTGATGACCTTAAAAAACAATTCCCTGACAGCAAGATGTGGATTACCGGGGCGAACGGTATGCCCATGCGTATTAAAACGGCCTCCGATCAATACACCGCAGCTATTAATCAGTGGGTTGCATCACTGACCGCTGCCGAGCTTGCACAGCTTACCGAGGATAGGCTGATAGGCAATGAGGAAGAGTGGAAACGATATATTGACCTCCTCACTAAAAGAAATGATCTCACGGGCGAGTATGCCCTTGAGATGGCAAAGGTCGCACGGGCACAGAATACCATAAAGACGGAACGTGAATATGCCAGCGGAGTTCCGGGGAAGGCCGCTCCCCTTCCGTATCTCGGTATGGATCTTGAAAAGATGTCATCGGGGCAAGGGAGTGTTACGGATGTATTCGAGGGGGCAAAGGCTTTCGTTAACGGCGATCCTTATTTAGAGGCGTTGAATGCACAGTTATCAGATCAGATGTTACTTGCCAATGAGCTGACGGGTGTGTTTACTAATATGTTCTCTGTCATGGACGAAGGGTGGGCTTCAATGGCCGACGCACTCATTGAAAGTCTTAAACGTATTGCACAGGAGATAATTGCAAAGGCGGCTGTGTGGGCTATCATGGCAATATTATTTCCCGGCAGTAGTATTGCGAAGGCAGGCATAGGGGGGATATTAGGACTTAGCGGAGGTGGCGGAGGTGCGAGTAATTGGTTATCGGGTAACGTAGGTGGTTCTTCTGACGGGATGCAGCTTGAGATAGTTGGCAAAACGAGCGGCACAGACATAGCATGGTCGAGCGCACGGGGTAATAAAAGTCTGAGGCACGGAACATAATGGCGTGGGCAACAAAATATCGCGGAGAGTTTACCGACCTAACGGGTACACCGGAAGGATTGTCATGGCGTGTAGATATTGAAGAGAATAACTACGCGGGGACTATCTCGACAATGAAGATGGCCGGGTCACCGCTAATCATTGAATACCTTGCTCCTGGTGACGATCTGTTGCTTGCCCCCATAAAAGGCAGCACGGCAACCATCAACGTATGGTCAGAGACAAGTTTTCAGTATGTTAATTTATATTCGTCAGAGAATTTTAAATACCGCGTTTCGATTTATTACGGCGACGTGAACTTCATCGTACCCGTTCTGTATTGGCGTGGGTTTCTTACAACGGAATATTCAGAGCCGTATAATGATACTCCTTATGAGGTAAGCATCACGGCCAACGACGGGCTGGGACTGCTGAAAGATATTGAATACAAAAATGGGACAGAGTTCTTTACCGGACGGAGATATGAGAGCCAGATAATTATTGATTGTCTCGGCGAACTTGGGGCAACGGGGTTTAACGAATTTTGCAACCTGTATGATACGCTCATGGAGAGCGGCATAGATGACAGTCCCTTCGATCAGTGTATGGTAGACACTGACGTATTCAAACGCTCACCGACGGAGGCGTTATCCTGTTATGAGGTTCTCGAAGAGATAGCAAAAAAATATG